AGGTGGCGGAAGTTTAATTTAAAAAGGAGAATATAATATGACTAACTTAACCGAAAAACTAGAAGATAAAGCAAGTGAATTTGCTAACCAACTATATGTACAACTTCAGATTGTTGAAAAGGAATATGGGGATGCCCTAGATGAACTAGCAAAAATTCCACACAATGACAGGGTAGAGTGCTCCTACAGCGACATTGCTCGTGTCTCTAAGCTAGGGTTAGCCCTTGTAAATCTTGTTAAAGCTCACCGTAGTATGTGTGATGTGAGGTGGCAGTTATGAGACAACAGCAAGAGACTGCTAAATATTGGCAAGTAGGAATGAAAATAAATGCAGAGCGTGGGCAGACTACTGTTCACCCTGCTTCACTGGAAGCGAGCGAATGGGATAGTGCGGTTGAATATGCCCTTGAAATGGCAAGGGTAGCACATCCAGATGCACACATTGAACTTGAATATATAAAGGAGTATGGCTGATGCGAGAGAGCTTTACTGCTGATAGCAAAATTAAAATCATAGACTGTGCCCGTGATGTAGCCTACAACATATCCGCCATGACAGGTGTATATGAAAGTGGCATACAGCGTGAACTTGAGAATAATTTAGTGGCCTTAATTGAAGCCGTGATAGATGACAGAATAGGAGTACTGGCCGATGACAATGTTGCATAGCCTATATTTACTTGAAGTATGGATGCAATCATCATGTTAGTAGAAGCACTAGCGTGTCTAGCCATGAACGTGTACCATGAAGCCCGTGACCAATCTCTTATAGGTCAGGTGGCTGTGGCTCAGGTAGTGATGAACAGAGTGAAGGACAGCAGATTTCCTAACTCTATATGTGAGGTGGTCAAACAAGGCCAAACCTATGCATGGAATCCTGCCATTCCAATCAAGCATCGATGCCAGTTTAGTTGGTACTGTGATGGTAAGCCTGACACCATATCTAATCCAGAGGCATGGGAAACTTCCATGTTTGTGGCTAAGTATGTGCATAAGAATAAGCTACATACTTTAGTAGAAGGTGCGACACACTACCATGCACACTATGTACTGCCTGCATGGGCATCTAGTAAGACGTTGGTCACACGAATAGATGACCACATTTTTTATCGGTGGGAAAAATAGTGCTTGACACTACCGATAATAGCAATTAGTATACAACACAATATCAGTTGTCTAGATAATCTAGCAACACAACCCCAACCGAAAGGAACTTTAAATATGTTATACAACAAACAACCATTAAGCGAACTACTACCTACTGACCTTGACTTTGCAGTAGAATTTGAACCAACCAAAGTACAGGATAAGAAGTACGTTATCAACGGTGAGACAGGCGAGTACTTAGGTGTAGTCGGTGAATCATTTAACTGTGCTAACCATACCGACTTCTTCGGTGGTGTTTACGACACGGTGACTGAGCATCTTGATGATGATGCCTGCAAGGACATGAAAGTAAAATGGAACGTAGCCAAGCATAATGCGTGGGCTATGATGGACATTACCTTACCTAACGTGACTGCTCTTATTGAGAATGATAAGCACAGTACTGAGGTAGGACAGCGTATCATTGCCTTGCATGGTATTGATGGCTCATGTTCTAACCAAACATACTTCGGTGCAATTGATTTCTTCTGCACTAACGGTATGATTAGAGGTGAGCATGACAAGGTGCGTAGGAAGAACACAAGTAACTTCAGCATGGACAGGTTCATCAATGACCTAACCCATAGCCAACAGTCTTTCTATGCACAGTCAGAGCAACTTCAGCAGTGGGCTATCAAGCCATTGTTTATAGCAGACGTTAAGTCTATGCTTGAGACATTGCTTAAGTCAGACCGTACCGTTGAGAAGATGATGGGTCTGTACCATCAGGAGACAGCAGTACGTGGCCAGAATGTATGGGCATTGTACAGTGCGTTCACTAACTTTGCTACATATGCTGATGAACGTAATGGGTTTAGCCTACGTAATACCGGTAAAGATACTGAGGCTATCTCAATGTTTACTCGTGAACAGAAAGTCTCACAGTGGATAGACAGTGCCCCATTCAAGCAATTGATTGCGGCATAATAGAAATCTTCCGGTAATGGGTAGCTGTTTTAATATGAGAGATGGCTACCCACTTTCCCTATACTCAGTAGGAACTCTGAATACACAGATACTTGAAAAGGAAATATGAATGAACGTATATGAAATGAATAAGCAAGCATTGATAGACAATAAAATTGCGTTGCCAATTATGTGGGCATCGACTGCTAATATAAACGATGATAACGATGTTGAAATGGATGGTTATATTAACTGTACAGAGACGCTGACTTTGATGGTATTGAAATGTCCCATTGGTATTGGCTTTGACTTTGTTATGGTTATTGACCCTGACAAACCGTACACACAACGGACAGGGTGGATGGTGATGTCCGATGTAGAGGCATGGAATACAGAACACCAATACTGTGAAGAATGTGACTGCATCCTACGTTGGGATGAGTCAGAGACTTTATGTAAATCGTGTGAAGAAAGAATTGAAAAGGAGAACTTAAATGACAGCAATGAAGACTACTAAAAAAGAATTAACAAAGAAGATTGCAGAACTACAAGCCCAAGTGGATGCCATGCCAGATGAACCGTCTGGATATTGGAAGCCTGAATATGGTTATGATTATTGGTCTGTAGATAATGGCTTTATTACGGTAGATTGTTGGACTAGTTGTCGTGCTGACCTATTCCGCCTCTCCCAAGGCAACGTATTCCGCACCAAAGAAGAAGCAAAGCACCACAAGAAGAAGCTCGAAGTCCTTGGTAAGATGCGTTTGGCGGCTATGGAAGATATAGCTGAGAATGGTGAGCTTGAGTGGGGGATTCATTGTAAGAGGCAGCATCGACTGCAATACCACCATAAGAATAAACGATGGATTGTAAATTCAGCAGGATACGTACAAACACCAACAACAATCTATTTCAAGACAGAAGCAGCCGCCCATAAGTTCTGTGATGACCTTGGTGATGAGCTTGATGTGCTGATAGGGGAAGTGATAGTAATATGAAAACAGTAGATGAACTAGTAGACTACTACTACCAATCCAATAACTTCAGTATGCTACGTGAGCGTAGTCAACGTGACTATAAATACTTTCTTAGTGTACTGACAGATGAATTTGGTACGTGTGAATATGATAGCCTGACAAGCAAGCAGGCGAAGCAGGCGTATGAGGAGTGGGTTAAGCGAGGCATTAGCTTTGCTAACCATGTGTGTACTGTTAGCTCACTTGTATACCGGTACGCTATGGACATGGAACACGCCAAGGTGAATCCATTTGGTAATGTAAAGCGTAAATCTCCACCACAACGTAAGGTTGTGTGGTCAGAAACTGACGTAAAGAATTTTCTTGATACTGCATACAGCCAATTTGAGTGGCGTAGCCTTGGGTTAATTGTCCACATGGCCTATGAATGGTGTCAGAGACTAGGTGATATGCGAATGTTACAGTGGAGTAACATAGATTTGGCTAACAGTAAGTTGTTTCTTGAGCAGAGTAAGCGTAGAGCACAGGTAACACTACCTATAGGGGAAGACTTACATGAAATGCTCACGCAACAGGAGCAAGACTTTGGCTTTCAAGACTATGTAGCACCTCGTGTGATACCGGTGAATGGTGAATACCATCCATACAGTATAGAAAGATTGTCTAAGGCAGGCAGAGTTGTCATGCGAGAGGCAGGGTTGGATGATAAGCTAAGGCTAATGGACTTAAGAAGGACAGGCACTACACAAATGGTAGAGGCAGGCGTTTCAATGGGACAAATTATGTCTGTTACAGGGCACAGTAACCCACAATCTGTTAAACCTTACATGAAAAATACATACAACAGTGCAAATAATGCCTTGACTACAAGGAAACACTATGTTAAAAACAATTAAACTGGTATATAGAAAGGTGATATATACATGAATAATATATATAACACTATAAGTGATATAGACATACGTACAGGTGAGACTAAAAGAATGAACTGTCCTGCTTGTAATGGATATAAAACATTCACTGTGACCAATAACATGGGTAGCTTAATATGGAATTGTTATAAAGCTTCTTGTGATGCTAAAGGTGGAACCAGAGTGCACATGTCAGTGGATGATATTCGTGCAGGGTTTAATGGAGCAGAGGAGTTCGCTGAGAGTACCTTTAGTATGCCAGAGTACATTGTCCCCCATCGTAACAATAAGGACGTTAGTGAGTGGTGTAAGGGATGGGGATTGAATGAAGATGAATTAAATATTATGTATGATGTGAAGGAACACAGGGTAGTGTTTCCGGTAATACATAATGGGACTGCCGTAGATGCTACAGGACGGTCATTAGGTAAACGTATTCCGAAATGGAAACGCTATGGAAATAGTGGGTTGCCTTATGCACATGGTTGTGGTAGTGTAGCGGTAGTTGTTGAGGACTGCGTGAGTGCGGCCATAGTAGGAAGTAGCGGAGTTAGGTTCGTAGGGGTAGCCGTGTTGGGAACATCGCTTTCCGAATCACATAAGTCGTATCTCTCGCAGTTCTCAACAGTTGTTATAGCTTTAGACCCCGATGCGGCAAAGAAAACCCTAGCTATAGCAAAAGAATTACGAGGTCATGTACCCAACGTGCGTGTCCTCAGACTACAAGATGACATAAAGTATCAACACCCTGACGATATGGCATCTTTAAATAACCTTAACCAACAAAGGAGTACATGACATGGAACTATCCCTATTACGTAGTCTTATGAACAAGTCTTTCTACGATGACCATCGTGGAGCGAAGTGTCCTGACAGACTATTCAGTAAAGATGTAAGAAAGATTAAGAAGGTAGTAGACCTTGCGATGGACAGGTATGAACGTACTGTTACACCGGATGAAGTGGAAGCATTGTTTATATCAGACAATCGTACACTGACTACTGCACAGAGACAGGCTTATCTAAGTTTGTTTGCACAGATTAAAAAAGAACAGCCAATGGGCAGTGACGTAGCACAGGAAGTGTTGAGTAAACTATTTCAACAGGTAGTGGGCGAGGACATTGCTAACCTTGGCTTTGATTATGTGAATGGTGATAAGACTAACCTTGAACCATTACGTAACTTACTTGAGCAGTATGGCGATGACTTCACACCTAACCTAAACATTGAGTGGGATGACATTAGTGTTGAAACACTTATGGCTAAGGCGGAGCTTGAGGCTAAGTGGACATTTAATATTGCTCCGGTAACACGTAAGGTGGAAGGTGTATCCGATGGACAATTGATTGAAGTAGGTGCTAGACCTAACGTAGGTAAGACATCTTTCCATGCTAGCCTTATTGCTTCGCCCCGTGGCTTTGCGGCACAGGGTGCTAATTGTATTATATTGTGCAACGAAGAACCGACTCACCGTGTAGGTGCTAGGTATCTGACAGCGGCATGTGGTATGTCTGCCCGTGAAGTAAGAGATAATATGAGCAAGGCAAAGCTAGCGTATCAGCCGATAATGAATAACATTAAAATCAAGGAAGCATCAGGTCGTGATATGGCATGGGTTGAATCTGTAGCCAAGACATACAAGCCTGACATACTTGTGCTTGACATGGGTGATAAGTTTGCACAGCATGGTGGCTTCTCAAGACCGGATGAAGCATTGAAAGCTAATGCTATTCATGCAAGACAGATTGCTAAGTCTCATGGGTGTGCTGTATTCTACATGTCACAGCTATCTGCTGAGGCAGAGGGACGTACACAATTAAATCAGTCTATGATGGAAGGCTCACGTACCGGTAAGGCCGCTGAAGCTGACTTGATGATACTGATTGGCAAGTCCCCTGCTGTAGAAGGACAGGATGAAGACAGTCCCTTACGCCATATCAACATTGTAAAAAATAAATTGACAGGTTGGCATGGCATGGTAAACTGTGAGTTGGATTACTTAACAGCGAGGTACGAGGGATGAAGCTAACATTAGACGTAGAAAATACAGTTACACATCGTAATGGTAAGATACACCTAGACCCATTTGAACCGGAGAATACTTTAGTTCAGGTAGGTATGCTATCAGACCAAGGCGTAGAACGTATTGTTACCTTTGACCACAGTGAAGTTGAGGCAGATGACTTTGGTCACACAGTAGTACAGG